GATTTCGACAAAGCGCTTCGGAATAGCGACCTTCCTCTTGAAGGCAGCATATTGTTCGCTGCCGCGCAGCAGAATGAGACATTCATTCCGAAACTGCGCACTGGGCGGATTGATATCGAGAAGGCGCCACCGATCGACCTAAGAATGGCAACCATTCTGGTGGGGTTGAACAAAGCGCCGTACCGCATCTTCTCTTTGAAGCATACGAATGCGGCAATGATCGGCGAACTCAACTCGCACGAAGATCCTCTTGTTGCGCAATATTCTATCTGGGCCGCGGTCGAGAATGCTAACCTCGGACTACCGCACCTTCGCCTTCCACTTCGGGAATTGAGTCGGCAGCCAGAGAATGTTCGAGGTTGGGTCTACCGTTTGATTGCAAGCGACGCGACTACGGCCGCAAAGCACGCGGACGTACTTCAACAAGGCTCCGTCGATCCGTCGGTGAGCGGGCGTATAGGCTTGGCCGAAGGCCTTGCGCGGACTTCCTTCCCGGGCGTTGATAGGATCGTGCTGGACTGGGCGCTCCGGGAGAGCAACAGCCCAGTGCAGCAGCATCTTCTTGAACACATGGCGCGGTTTGCCGAGAATTTCCCGCGCTACAAGGATATGGTGATTGGCGTTTATCGCTCAGCTGCACATAATTCCCTCTTAAGAACCCGCCTCGAAGCGGCCGCGCGAAACACAGGGTTTTATGCGGATTTGAAAGTGATCGATCTCGATGCTGAGCGCGCCGACCTATTCAGCACTATCAAGGAAACTGAGGCTGTTGCCGTTAGCTCTGGAGCTCATGCGATGACATCCTTCACAGCTTTGCCGGCACGTGATCAGGTCCGGGTGCTAATCGTTGTCGCCCTGCCTAAGGAGCTTGCCGCCGTAAAGGCGGCAATGGCTCGCTCTGAAAGCTTCGGAGTGATCGCCGACCCGAACGTTTATGTGATAGGCGAATTCGCAGATACGGAAGGTCGCCTGCCACCTCGTGCGGTTCTGATCTGCCAGAGCGGTATGGGGAACAACAACGCAGCCACTACTGCAGCTGACGCCCTGCGGTCGTTTCCTAACGTCGAGCATTTGATAATGTGCGGCATTGCAGGCGGTTGCCCCAATCCAAAGGTACCCGACGAACACGTCCGCCTCGGTGACATCGTCTTCTCGAATGACGCGGGCATCATCGAATATGATTTCGTGAAGGAGGATGTCGCTGGACGCACCACCCGGAGTTCACCGCAAAAACCATCCAAACGGATGCTGGCAGTGATCGCGGACCTACAGGCGAAGGAAATTCTTGGCAGCCGCCCCTGGGAGGCTGCGATTGATGAGATCATAGCGGTAGCGGAAGCATTCGGCCGCCCGAAGGACGACACAGACATCCTGCGCGATATACGTGGGAAAGTCCTGAAACACCCCGAGGGATCGGAGCGGAATGGCCGACCGAAGGTCCTTGGAGGCGCGATCGCGACCGGAGATATCCTTCAGAAAAATCCCGTGACGCGCGATGGCTTGCGTGACAAATATCGCGCTAGAGCCATCGAGATGGAGGCTGGCGGCATGCAGAATGCCGCTTGGGCGCGCGAGAAAAGCATAATGGTCGTTCGCGGCATCTGTGACTACTGCGACCCTAATAAGAACGATGTCTGGCAGATGTATGCCGCTGCGGTGGCGGCGGCGTTCACTAAGACGCTTGTGCTGGCCCTGCCCCAAGAGTGGTTCCCGGTTTCAGGTGATGGTCAGGGATAGAGCCTCTATTCTGCTGAAGCTCAGACTACCCAGTGCCCCCAGATTTCCAATTGTTCGCCCCTGTTCCAAGCCAGCCAATGACAAGGGACGTATGCCATGTGTACGATTGCCAATGTCCGTTTTCGGCGTGAGCAGACGTTCAATTGTTAGCTGCGGAATGACTTGAACTGGTCGATTGCCGCCCGCAGCCTGACTGTGGCGGCGTGGGACGACTCTGACACCAGCGGCAGTACAAACGGACGGCAACATTTCGTATAAGCGGTGTTGTCGCTAAGCGGCGGAAATGACGGCGCAGAGTAGCAGCGTAGCTGCGCAGCAGAAGGATCAGTGCTTACATGACGTTCAAGGCTGGCTTAGCCGTTGCCACCGCGGTCTTGTCTGCCGTCGCAGCCGGCCTTTGGTGGTATGCGAGCTGGGTTGAGGTCTCTCCCGAGCAGGCGGACATCATAGAAAAGAGTAAGTTCGAGAGAACCGGAAAGCATAGGTCAATCGCACTGTCGTTCACGGGCAGCGCCGACTTACAGCATACCTTGGATGCGCAATCGCGCTGGAACAGGCGCGCGTCGCTGGCTGCGGGCGCAGCAGCAGCATGTCAGGCTATATATGTCGCTGCGTCAGAATTCGGATCCTGACGGCATCTATCGTCCTGAATTTCGGAGCGGTAGCTTCCAGGCTCCGCGGCAATCCCCTTATATGAGTGCTGTCGGACGCGTTCGCGCCTGAATGCTTTTGCGAAGCTAATAGCAGGTTCTGGCAAAAGCCGCCATTCATAGCCTAGAAGACGAATGACGCATCCTGGTCGAAATGTGACGATCTCTGATTTTGGGGTCAGGCATGCTGATGTCCTGATTGCGTGTTGCTCACACCCGAGCGATTACGCGAATAAATCCTCGCTTTTCGGGTTCGGGGAGCGACGATGGCCGTTCAAATGTGTTAACAGTTGGTATCAATCCGCTGAGATTGGTCAGCCGAAACTGACGGAATTCGGGCTGCCCACCCTTACCGGACAACGCCTGCCACCCAAAAACCTCTATCTCCCCCGTTTTTGTTTCTCCCAAGATGTAAGGCCGGTAGACTCTCCTGAAACCGCCATAGCTAAATTCGATCACAGTTCGGGTGCGAATCGCTTCTATAACGAGCTGGAAATCTGACATCGTGATTTTCCATAGCTATATTGAGTTAGGTTGCGGGACAATGGCTACAATCTATTGTGCAATCCAGGTGAAGCCATTGGCGTAACCCAACGTTTATATATTACGATTTGTGCTTATAAATCTTGCTGTCATACTGGAGCAAGTTTTTTGGTGAAAGATCGGTCTGCGCGCATCGATTAATCAACTGCGTAGCTCCAGCTTCACCGCTGTGGTGAAGCCGCCACGATCGTCGAGCTGGTGGTTCACCTCCGAAATGAGCCAGCGTTGCGCGTCGATTTCGGCCTTGAACCCTTGGGTGAAAGCGGGCTGCTCGGGGGCAAGATCCGCGCGGCCAAAGGCAAGTGTAAGATCCAGGCTGCCCGGTGCGCGGCCGGCACGCTTGGCCTCGGCCGCTGCCGCGCGCTTCGCCTCGCCCTCGCTGGCGTAGACGCGGGATAGCTTCCGCTCGGCGCCGCCGCCTGTGCCGGCGGTCACCTTCTTTTTCTTCGCCCCTATGCGGTCGTGCCACTCGGCCACAACCTTGCCGGCGGCCTCGCGCTTCTCCACCCGGTAGCTGTGTCGATCGCCGTCGCGGCGGCGGATCGTCACGCCTGGCAGGGCCTTGCCGGTGGCGGTGATCCCGGCGCCGATCGGCGCAAAGATCAGGCACCCGGCCTTGATGGTGGCGACGGCATCATGTTCGCGTCCCAGGCGGCGCAGCAGTGCGATATCGCTTTCCCGCTCTTGGGAGGCCGACTTGATCGCGATCGATGCCAAGGCCGGCGCGCAGCGGGGCTGTAGCTTGTGCCTGCCGGCGACTGCCTGCACGATGGCGCCAAGGGTGGTGTCGTGCCAGCTCTGCTCGCGGCGGGTGGTGAGCGCGCTGGCGAAGTCCGCCGCGCTGGCGCGGATGGTGACGGTGTCCGGAGGCCCGGAATGCTCCACCTCGTCCACCTTGAAGCGGCCCTTGTCGACCAGCCCGATCGCGACGCCGTCGCCCGCCTTCCAGCCGAGCGCGACGGTGAGCACCGCGCCCTCGGGCGGCAAGGCAAGGCGTCCGTCGCTATCGTCCAGCACCAGGTCGAGCTGGTCGGCATCGCCGCCGCGCTTCTCGGTGATCCGTAGGCTGATCAGGCGCGGGCGAATCTTGGGCGACAGATCCTCGCCGTCGAGGGTGATGCGGAAGTCGGCGGTGGGCGTCACGCGGCGGCATCCGGCGCTTCGAGCAGGTCGATGCCGAAATCGATCTGGCGCGGCTGACCATCGGGCAGGAAGTGACGGTGCCGCTCGTCGATTGCGGTGATGACGAAGTTGCCGATCACGTTGCCGCGCCCGTCGACCAGCGGCCAATCCTCGCCGTCGGCCGCCATGTCGATCAGCTGGTCGAGCGAAACGCGGCCGTCCGCCAGTTCGATGTGGGTGCTGCCCGAGAGCGTCACCGTCTCCAGATCGGCGCCGGTGAACTGGATTGCGTCCTTGGCGCCGACGCGGCCGTTGGTCGCGAAGCGCCAGGCGCGTTTGCGCTGCAGCTCGTCATAGGCGAGCGTGTCGATCGCGAAGACGAACATGCCGAGGCTGAGGAGCTTCACAGGTCATCTCCATCGGGGCGATCGGCCATCGACGTGCGGCGGCCCGCGCCGGCACCCTCGCGGGTGAGCTTCTCCAGCTCGGCGCGCACGGCGCGGGCGAGATCCCGATCGGACTGGCCTGCCTGCTGCTGAATCACGATCGTGATCGGCCCCAGGCCGGCGGGCGCGGCGCTTGGCCGCGCTGCTGCGGGCGCCGCGCTGCCCGCGCCGATCGCCAGCGCCGCGGTGCCGGTGGCGACGGCACTGGCGAGGCGGCTGGTGAGCCCGTCGATCCGGTCGACGGGCCTATCCTGATCGCGCGCGAGGCCTTGATCGAGCCCCTGCATCATGAACCCGCCGAACGACGCGAACACGCGCGACGGCGAGTGGATGCCGAGCTTGCTCTTGAACCAGTTGGCCGCCGCCGATGCCGCGCCCACGATCGTGTCCTTGAGCCGACCCAGCATGCCCGCGATGCCGGTGATGATGCCGCGCACGATATCGCCGCCTGCGGTGATCATCTGTTGCCCCAGCGGTCCCCGCATCCAGGCGAGCAGCGCCATGAAGCCCTGCACGAGCAGGCCCTGCGGCGTGAAGTTGAGCAGGATGCGCCCGACCAACTGGATCGCGGACCAGGTCGCCGACTTGATGCTCTCCCACAGCCCGGCAAACCAGGTGCTGATCGCGCCCCAATTGGCATAGATTGCATAGGCCGCCGCGCCAAGCGCGACGACGCCGAGCACCACGCCACCGACGATGCCGATCAGCGGCAGCATGCCGATGCCAAGCAGGGTGGCGGTGGCCGAGAGCGCGGCGAACGGCGCGACCAGGCCGGCGATGAGGATGGCCCCGCCGCCGAGCACAAGGAACAGCGCAGCGAAGGCAGCGGCGCCGACGGCCAGCGACCGCGCCAGGCCGGGGTTGGCCTCGGTCCATTTGGTGACGCGATCGGTGAAGGCGTTCGCGCGCTCCAGCACCGCGTTGACGGTGGGCAGCAGCTTGGCGCCGAGCGTGACGGCGAGTGCGGTGCCGCTCACCTGCAGCCGCTTGGTCTGCTCGGCCGAGTCCTTCATGCGCTCGGCGAAATCCTTGTCGGTGGTGCCGCCGGCCGCCAGCGCCTCGGCGCGGATGCGGCGATATTCCTCCATGTTGGCGATCAGCGGGCGCAATCCCTGCTGCACCTGGGCATCCTCGAACAGGTTGCCCAGCTTCGACATGTCGCCCTTGAGCGTCTTGTTGGTCAGCTCGGCGATGGCTTCGAGCGGCGTCTTGCCTTCGGCATAGAGCTTTTTCAGCGCCTTCGGCAGGTTGACGCCCATCTTGTCGAAGGCGCGGACAGTCGCGGGCGAGCTGATCTTCTGCAGCACGTTCTGGACGTTGGTTGCGGCACTGGCGGCGTCGCCGGCACCCTTGCGGGCGATCTGGAGCGCGGCCGACAGATCCGCGACGGCGCCGACGCCGTGCTGTCCCAGCGCCTGATAGCCGGCGGTGAGTGTCGGGAAATACTGCGCCATGTCCTTCATCTCGAAGGCGCCGGCCTTGCCCGCCTGCGCCATGATATCGATGGCGCGGCCGGTCTGCTCGATCGGCACCTTCAGATTGTCGAGATTGGCGAAGCTGGACGCGGCCAGGTCTGCGATTTCGGCCTTGTACGCAGTCGCGGCGCGACCGATCGGCGCGATCATCTGCGTCGCTTTGCGCGGATCGAGGCCGAAGCCGCTCAGCACGTCGACGCCCTGCTGCAGGTTTTCGGGCAACTGGTTGGCGGCGCGCGCGGCGACGAGCAGACCCTCGCCCATCTTCGCGGCTGCGGCGCGGGGGAGGTCGGCCTTCTGGGCAATGTCCGTCATGCCCGATTCGAACTGCTGCGCGGCGACGACAGCGCCGACCAGCGGCGTGCCGATCGCGCGGCCCGTCTCGATCGCGGAGAAGCCGCTCGCCGCCATGCCGGCGGCGGTGCCCTGCAGCGCGCCGAACCGCTCGCGCGCGGCGCTCACCCGGCGGGCGCGGTCGCTCGACTGCTGCAGCCGGCGGCTCTGCTCTTCGAGCTGGTCGTTGGTGCGGGAAATGGCCTGGCGCAGGTTGCGCTCGTGCTGGACGAGGCCGCCCGCGCCGAGTCCGGCCTCCCGCATTCGATCGCGGAGGCGCTGCAGCTCGGCATTCTCGCTCTCGTGCTGGGATTTCAGCGCCGCTGCCGCGCGCTTGGCGGCATCGAAGTCGCGGGCGAGCTTGCGTGTTGGGTTGTCGGCCGCCTGCATCTGGCGTGCCAGCTCGGCCACACGGGTGCGGGCGGCGCCGAGCTGCTGCTCGGTGCCGCGCAGGTCGTTCTTGAGCGTGCGGAAGGAGGCCAGATCGGCCTGGGCGCGATTGAGCTTGGTGAGCTGGTCGCGGGTTTCCTGCAGCGAGCGCGCGGCGCGGCCCGAGCCGCTGGCGATATCGCGCAGCGGCCGGGAGACCTTGTCGCCGGCTTCGAGCAGCATGCGGATGCGCAGATTGCGGTCCATCGTGTCAGTCCTCGACGCCGTTCATGGCTTTCAGCCGTTCGATCGCGCGGACGTGCCACTCCATCAGCTCGGCCACGCCCATTTCGTCCATGACGGGCGGCGGCCAGTGAAAGACCGCCGCCACGTCCGCCATCACATCTTCTATTCGGCGTGGGAGACCGGCTTTGCCGCCTTCGGCAGCAAAAAATCGACCACCTCGGTCCCGAACTGCAGCATGTCATTGGGCGCCATCGCGGCGGCCAGCGGCTTGAAGATGGTCGGGCTGGTGATGCGCGGCGCCAGCGTCTCCAGCGAGGCCACGTCGAGCTGGAGCAGGTTGTTGAGCGCCAGGCCGCGCAGCTCGCCCGAGCCAGGCTTGCGCACGGTGATGACGGTGCCGGCGGGGATCTTCTCCTCTCCGCCAATGGTGATCGGGTCGTCGAGGGTGAAGGTGCGGGTCGCAGTCATGGGGAAGGCTTTCGATCAGAGGGGAAAGGTGGTGGCGATCAGGCGAGCGCAGCGGTGAAGGCCGCGAGGCGATCGACGCCGCCGACGCGGTGCACGCCGTTCAGGACGTCGATCTCGATCAGCTCCTCGCCATTCCAGTCGAGCCGGAAATAGGCGCACTGGAACTTGCACTTGAACTCGCCGCCCTCGCCGGGCTTCATCTCGCCCAGATCCATTTCCTCGTAGCGGCCGCGCACGGTGATCTCGCCCTCGTCGACCTGGCCGGTACCCTCGTCCTGCCACATGCCGGCGAAGCGCAGATAGGTGCCGGCGACGCCGGGCAGACCGAACTGGCGCAGGATGGAAAGCTCGGGGCCGCCGAGGGTAAACTCCATCTCCATTGCTTCCGCGCCCTGGTCGAGCTTGACGGTGCCGTCCATCCCGGCGCCGCGATAGTCTTCCAGCTTGCGGGTGAGCTTCGGCAGGGTAACGGAGGTCGCGATGCCGCGAAACGAATTGCCCTCCGAATAGAGGTTCATGTCTTTGAGCTTGCGGGGCAGGGCCATGGGGATGCCTTTCGATCAGTGGAAAAGGGTGGCGATCAGGCGCCGACGCCGGCCGCGAAGTCGGCGAAGTAGGAGTCGGTGATCCGCTGCTCGAGCCCGAGGCTCTCCAGCGGCGGGACTGGAGTATAGTCGTAGGGGATGGTGAGCTTGCCGCCCGACAGCGTGTCGGGCGTGTTCTGCTGCGCATCGTACCAGGCGCGGCCGCCAAGGATCTGGCCCGCCAGCTTCATCTGGCGCAGGGTGCCGTTGATCGTCTCGACGATGTCCTTGGCCAGGCTGGGGCGCAGCGGCTTGTCGATCGCCCAGACCATGCCGGTGGCGATCGTGTCGCGGATCACCTGCGCGGTGCGCACGCTGCTCTCGAAGGCGAACAGCGGCTCGTCCGAGCAGGTGCGCGAACCCCAGACGCGGAAGCCGCCGCCGGTGCGCACCAGCGCGCAGACCTGAGCGGCATTGAGGAGGTTCGCCTCGCAGCTCGAGTCCTGAATATCGAACTGAACGTCCTTCGTGACGCCGGTCACGCCTGCGACCGCGACATTGCTGATCGTCTTGTGCCAGCCCTGCTCCTGATCGATCTTCGCGCGCAGGCCGAGCATGCGGGCGACGCCGTAGCTCACCGCGGTTTCGCCGGTGACCGGGTCGGCGGCGTAGAAGTCGCCGAACACGAGCATCAGCTCGCGGGCGGCGAAGCTGCCGCGATAGGTGATCGCGGTCGCAATGTCGCCGCCGATCGCGGCGGCATAGGTCATGCCGCGCAGCTTGCCGGCGACGATCGCTAGCGCCTCGGTGACGGCCTGGGTATCAAGGCCGGGGGCGCCGAGGATGCGCGGGCGCACGCCGAGCTGCGCTTCGGCCGCCAGCAGCGCCTGCATGCCCGTCTTCTGGCCTTGGGCGGTGGTGGTGCCGATCGCATTGGCCGTCTTCTCGGCTGCGTTGGCGCCCTCCGAGATCCGCACCAGCACGATGGGGCAGCGAACCTGATCGGCGATGGCGCGCAGCACGCCCGCCATCGTGCCGGTGCTGCCGGCCTTGCCGATCGCCGCTTCCGCGTCGGTGACCAGCACCGGCTTGTTGAGCGGGAAGGCGGCGGCGTCCGCGCCGGCTGCGGTGACGACGACGCCGATCACGGCCGTCGCGACGGTGGTGAGGGTCCGACTGCCGTTCAGCGGTTCGGTGATGGTGATGCCGTGCGAGTAGGCCATAGGGGTGCTCCTAAGCGGTGACGGTGAGGCCGCTGCGCGAGGCGAGCGGCACGGTGAGGCGGGTGCGGGAAGCAGGGCGAGGCTGATCGGTGCGGATGCCGTCGATGATGACGACGGCCTTGCCGGGCTCGGGCTGCTCCAGGGCGACGCGAGTCACGCGGAGGCGGGGCTCCCACCGCTTGAGCGCCAGCGCCGTCGCGGCGAAGATACGGATGGGCAGTAGCGCGTTGACCGGCTGGTCGATCAACTCGGGCAGCAGCGAGCCGAAGTCGCGGCGGCCGACGCGGGTGCCGATCGGCGTCGAAAGGATGCGGCCGACCGACTGCGCCAGGTGCGCTTCGCCTTCGAGCGGTTTGCCGGTGGCGGCGTCCATGCCCCTCATTGCGGCGTCCCAGAGACACCGCTGCCGGGCTGCACCTGCAGATGCTTGTGGCCCTTGAGGCTCTTGCCGCCGCCGACGACGTCGACCGGGCTGGTGATCTTGCCAGTGGTGTCCAGATCGCCGTTGAGCTGGACGTCCGCGTTGAGGGTGAGGCCGCCGGGGGCGGTGATCTCGGCCGCGCCGTTTTCGCCGAGCGCGATGGCGAGCTTGTGGGCCTCCGGATCATAGGAGATCCGCGTCCCGTCGGCGAAGTCGATCAGGAAGCAGCCGTCGCTAGCCGGCGCGGGGTGCGCGTCGCTGTAGAGCGCTCCGAGGATGATGCCGGCGGCAATGTCGCCCTCGGGGCAGAAGAGCAGCACCTGCTCGCCCAGGCTGGGCGGCGACCAGATGCGCACGGCTCCGGCACGCGGCGCGGCGAAGGGGATGTCGCCGGTGAGCAGCTCGCCGACCCGCACGCGAACCGTGCCCTGGGCAAGATCGATGCTGTCGATCGTGCCCAGGCGCATCAGGTTGCCGATCAGCCGGCGGGGGTCGTTGATGTCGCTCACAATGGCGGACTGTGCCGCCGGGTTCGCGAACGCGCGCGGGTTAGGGCTTGTAAAAGCCCGGTTTACAAGCCCCGATCATAGAGGGCCCAGCCAAGGGGGCTTTGGCCGAATTCATTTTGTTAACGCGGTCACGACTTCATAATTGCTACGCTCGTTACCAAAAATATTTCGCCGTAGTGGGAATGACATATCGACCTCCGATCATGTGAAAATTCGTTGGAATTATCGATGGTGATCGGGCTATGGCTGTGATGTCTGCGGAGCAGTTGGTTGAAATAGGCAAGTATCTTTTGCCAACGCAAAGGTTTCAAAGTAACGGCTATTTACACCTGCAGGGCATTTTAAAAAGAGTTGAATCAATATCTGGCACCGCTCGTCGAGCGGCTCTCTTGTCGTGTGCCATACAATCGAACCAAATCTTCAACGATGGGAACACTCGCACGGCCACGGCTGCTTTGTATGCTCTAATAAAGGAAGAGCGTGGGCAATTTTTGCGAGCGAGAGCGTATCAGGCATATGCGGTGGTTGGGCGTTACGGCCCGCAGTTCGCTGAGGCGCCGGAGAAGACCATGATGACCGTGGCGAACTGGATTGATAGTAAACTTTATGGCCCGAGTGATGTTCAGGCTGAGTGGGCTACGATGATGAGTGAGCTTTTGACAGTTCAAGAGGCCGTGGCCGAAATGATGGCAATGAACCTATCCGACAGCAATCGGTCTGATCCTCTAGCTCGTGCTTTGAACGCGCAAAAGAAGAGTTTCATGCGCCACATCGGAGGTTGACCTCAGCTGCCGGTCGATGCGGTTTCTGTAGTTCAAGGCGCAGCAGCGTTTCCGATAGTCGCCATCTCATTGCTTGCGGTGGCGATAGGGTCTGGGTCGGGCGGCGGGTTGGTGATGGCGCCGGCTGCGATCTTCACCTCGACGCCGCGCGCGACGTCCGCGATTCGGGCCTCGGTTGCAGCGGCATCATACTTGCCCTTGGCATTGAGGCAGATGTTCACGTCGCGCGTGTGGGTGACGCCTGCATGCTCGAAGGTAACCGAGGCCTTTCCGGCGCCCGCGTCGGTGCTGTTGATCGTGGTTTTCATGGTTCGTCCTTTCGAGATCAGAAGCCGATGGCGTGCCAGTCGATGCCGTCGATCTGGTTGATCGAGGTGGAAGCGGCCGTGTACTGGACCATCAGCGTGCAGCCGCCGTTCGACTTGTCGATGCGCTGGATGGTGATGTCGTAGCGGTTGTTTCCGCTGGTGTTCACGGCCGTGGGTATGATGTTGATCGAGTCCGGGAAGGTGAAGCCGATCGGGAAGTTGATCGCGACCGGGCCTTCGCCGAACGGGCCCCAGACCGTGCCCCATTGTTCGATCACGCCGTTCGCGCGCCTCTCCCACCAGCCACGCTCATTCGATCCCACGGGGCTATCCGACTTCAGCACGAAGTCGGACGCATGGCGGCCGTCGAGCAGGTCCGCGTCCAGGCCGGAGCCCGAGCCATCGTTGCTCGCGTCCCAAACGACCGCAGGGCCTCGGCTGAATCCGCCCGTGGATTCGAAGAGGCCGAACCACCTGGCGTGATAGTCGGGCAGGAACTGGAACACGCCCCATTCGGAGGAGATGCTGGCGTCCGTCACCTGGAAATAGGCGACACCCGAGATGGGATTCCCTCGCAGACGGATGCCGCCGCTGGTCTGAAAGTTGGGCGTCTGCGCGCTGATCGAGCCTTCGAAATCAGTGCCTGCCCTGTTTGCCGGGGTGTATCCAAGGCGCCCCACGACATCGGCGTAGTAGTTGCCTTCCTTCCCGTCGAGCAGGTCCGCGTCGAGGCCCGAGCCGGAGCCATCATTCGACGCATCCCATACCCGCGCGCCGTTCCGGCTGAATTCGCCCGTCGCCTCGAAGGTGCCGAGCCATTTCGCATGGTAGCCAGGCGCAAACTGGAACACGCCCCATTGCGCGGTAAGATCGGCGTTGGTGATCTGGAAATAGGCCAGACCCGACTCAGCATTGCCGCGAAGCTTGATGCCGCCGCTCGTCCCATCATTGGGGGTTTGGGCGCTGATCAGACCGTCGAAGTCCTGCCCCGCCTTGTTGGCGGGCGTGTAGCCCAGGCGGCCGATGACATCGGCGTAATAAGCGCCCTGGCGCCCATCGAGCAGATCGGCGTCGAGGCCCGAGCCGGCGCCGTCGTTGCTGGCGCGCCAGACATCGCTACCCCAGCTCGCAAAGCGCGCGGCGAGGGCGAAGCTAAGCCCCTTGGGTGTGATGGTGCGGCGATCGTCGGTGCCGGCGCTGGTCTCCGCATCGGTCGCCAGCTCGGCGACGCCAGCCGTTTCGGTGGTCGCGGGCGGGTTGAGGAAGTCCGCGGACCCGAAGGTGATGTTGGTGGCGGCGATATCCGCGAAGCGCACGTCGAGCGCCAGCAGCAGCATGGCCTGGGCGGATTTCTCGACCAGCACGTCGCTCTGCCCATAAGCGGCGAACAGCGTGCCGTCAGAGAGGTAGAGCGCAATCGATCGCACGGCATATTGCGCGTTCGTCTCGTCGCGCACGGTGACGTGGATGGTGTCGGCCGCGACGGCGTCGCCCGCGATCGTGGTGATCCGCTTGATCTCGCCGGGCAAAGCGTTGGTGGCGGCAGTAGGCGTGGTGGCGGTCGCGGACACGCCGACCGACGCGATGCGCACCGCATTGGTGCCATCCTTGGCGGCGTTGACGATCGCGGCGCGGCCCGCGTTGGTGACGGTGATGGTGAACGACATCGGCGGGGCTCCGATCAGGCGGCGAACGCCAGGCGGGTGAAGACGAGGGGCCGCGCGACGGCGATGATGCCGGTCGCGCCGGTGAAGCGGAGCCCCTGGGTGAAGGTGAAGTGCGAGCGGACCGGCTTGGTGCGGCGCACCTCGTTGATCACGGCATCGGCGAAGGCGGCGGTGGCCGGCGCGCCGTCGCCGCCGCTCAGCTCCACCGCCATGGTGAAGGTGTGTGGCTCGCCCGGCGGGTCGAGCTGCCACCATTCGCGTAGCGCGACGGCGCCGCCGAACGATTCGACGACAGCGCGCACCGACGAAGCGGTTCCCTTGTGGCGCTGGATCTCGATTGCGCGGCGCACGCGGGAGCGCTTCACCGCTTCCGGCCAATCGCTCGACCAAGCGTCGATCGATACCGCCCAGGCGAGGAAGGGCAGGAGCGGCAGCGGGCAGGTGTCGGGGTTGATCAGGTCGCGCAACGGCACCGGCAGATCGCCGACGCGCGCGGTGGCCGCCTCGATCGCACGCTCAAGCGCGGTGACGTTCGGGGGAAGCAGGCTGCGGCTCATTCGCCGATGCCCCCATAGGTGACGGTGATGCCGGTGCAGAAGGCGGCCTGCGTCCGATCCACCACGACATCGGCCGCAGGCGCGGCAAGGGCGACATTCTGGACGCCCTCGGCGTGCAGGGCGGCGAAGATGCCGGACCGCGTCACGTCGAGCCCCAGGCGGTGCTGGCGGTCCCGATATTCCTCTACCCGGCGCTGCGCCTCCGCGAGCACGATCGAGCCATCGGGGCCGCTGTACGTCGTGAGCGTGGCGGTGATCTGGTAGGGGATGATGGTGGCGGACTGCACCGTCACGGCATCGGTGAGGGGGCGCACCGTCTCGGACGAGACATGCGCCGTGATCTTGGCGAGCAGCTCCGGCGAGGCGGTGCCGTCGCCCAGGCGCGACAGGATGGTGATCAGCACTTCCCCCGGCGCCGGGCTGGTGGCGCTGGCGTCGAGCACGTCGCCATCGGCCGAGCGGGCATGGTAGATATAGGCGCCCTCCGGCCCCGCGACCGAGAAGCCCTCGGGCGCCAGCACCAGACGGGCACGCAGCGAGGTATCATCTTCGTAGGTCGGATCCACGTTATTGTCGGGATCACCGGGGTCCAACATCAGCCGGACGACGTTCATCAGCGCGGCGAGGTGTTCAAGATCCGAGCCGGTGGCAAAGGCGGGCATCACGGCCTTCGCGGCGTCGTTGATCCGGCCGCGCAGCAGCAGCTCGCGATAGGCGGCGAGCTGCAGGATCATCACCGCTGGATCGGACTCGACCGTAGCGTCGAAATCGGGCTTTTTCTCCAGCAGCGCGGCGAGGATCTCACCATAGATCTGCTCGTAGCTGAGCTGCTCGATCACCTTGGGCGCCGGCAGGCGCGAGAGATCGACTGCGGTGAAGGTTACGGAGCTATCGGCCATGCCGCCATGTCGCGGCGACGCGGCTGTCGAGGCTAGCGGGGCCGCTTGTGAAAGGCGGGTTTCACAAGGTCAGCGGGAAGGGCCAACGGCCGAATGTGGTGGAAAGCGGTCGTTCAAGGGCATTCATTGAATACGTAGCAGCCCACCACAATGGCGTTAAAGGGGAATGCGACCAAGGCTACGACAGCGACCCCTGACATAATGGCTGAGAAAGCGCGCCATT